ATCACCGTATTAGCGCTCTTCCCTAACCTGCTAATCGGTTACCTTTACTTCCAAAAGGATGCAATCATCGAGCAGCAAAAAGCTGCAATCCTAAAATCTGTCACCGCATTAGCCACAGATCAGCTTGGTAAACAAACCAAAGCTCTGACCGGCAGCATGGATTCACTCTTCACGGACAAAATCAAGCCCGAGATGAAGACCCAGCACGACAAGCAGCTCAACGCACTGCCCACCGAAACCGGTCCCGCTATCCCGACCATGCCGTGAATCTGATACCAGATATTGGTACCACTCCCATCCAGCCAATATCTGTGCCAGAGGTTCACACCTGGACACAGCACCGATCTCTCAACATCCCGGCGGCTCCTCCAGTCGTCGTAGAGATCGGCTTGCCTGTCATTAACATGCCCGGTTGCGTAACCGCGCATGAGAAGAGCGACAAATCAGCGACAATTTCAAGCGACGACCCAGACGGTGTCCGTGTCTTCTGCGATGCGGGCATGCCGTCCTACACGCCAATCGACTACAACCCAGAGGAGCTGGTCATCACCCAGCCAGCGCCCATACCCCAGACACCGCAACAGAAGACGCCCGATAAACCCCTGGCACCAGGGGACATTCCTTTACCTGCACCTCCGGTATCCGCCACAACACAAGGCGGCGATAATGTCAAGCCTTCCTGCGAGCCGTACTGCGACAATCCAGCGACAATTCAAACGACAACAGCGACACCGCCCAAGGAACCAGCACCCACCTATCTCCCCGAACTGTCAGCAGTCACCACTACGGCTGCGATTGCTGTTGTTGCAACCTCCTCTGCTCTGTTAGCAAAGCCGCTTGCCGACTTGCTTCTAAAGCTGGTGAAGCCGACGGTGAAGAAGGTCCAGAAGAAGTTGTTTGCCTTGCTGAAGAAGCCCCAAAAGGTTGAATCTGTAATGGAACGGCGGCTTGCCCAGCGTGATCGGAATCGTGCTCTTCTCGCTCTGCGCCGTGCCCTGAAGAAATAGGAATCGAATGGGTGTGTGGGGTTAGATGCCCTGGTGGATTAACCAGCACAACATCAGCACACACCTTGAAGTAAGGAGATTTGGGATGGAACATGATTCCTTCCTTCTTTAAGGTTCCACAATGTTTTAACCTTCCGATCTCAAAGTCCAACCTTTTTGTTGCCAATATCTGCTGCTGAATAGCAACCTGGGTGTCAATTGCACCCTTACAACGCTGTTGCAATCCGCGATCCAAAGGTATAGACAGCGTTGCTGAAATACCAAAATTAAGGTTATGGTTTGCCTTCTGCCCTGTACGAACAGGTACGTTATACAGCACCTTCCCAGGATTCAATAAGTTGCCGTCATCGTCGGCACTCATGTCATAGACCGGGTCGTAATAATAGTCCTGGTAAGGCTGCTGCCACGATCCACTCTTGGTTACAAACGGAGTGAAGTTCAGCGTTGGTCCCTGGCAGGAGATCCCATTTCCGTAGGTGTTAGTGATGTATGGTCCCTGTAATACCTGTATTGCCTGGTTAGTGACCGATCCGCTACTATTAGCGATAGGATTAGCAGTTGCAGAAACACCGCCGACATTATTAGCGTAAGCCGGAGATACAAGTAACGCGGTTCCACTTATTGCGTAAAGATAGAGGTGGTTTCTGTGACGCTTTGTATTTCGGTGGTTCGCTCGACAACCGTATGGTTCGATAGACCGCTGCCCTGGTACGTCTCGGTAAACTGAAAGGCAGCGCCTGGTGTAACCAATGACCAGTCGGGCTTGTTTTTTAAATCCAGACCAGTCCATGTAGTCGTGACTCCGTTAACAGTATTGCTGTTACCTGTGGCAGTACCTGGTGAAATACTAGCGCCTGAGTGTTTGATATTCGACCCAGTCACAGAATACTGAAAACCCGTGTTGTAGTCCATTGAATTTATGACTTCGGTGACCTTAGTTGTAGTCTCCGTACGCGAAGTCATACTCCCCTGCTGGAAATTTGGAACCACAGGGATTGCTTGTGCAGACTGAAGTAATCCATGAAGGACACCAAGGATTAAACCCAGTCCGATCCCTTCATGTAAACGATCCATTTATCGCACCGTTACTTCGGTAACGAACTGTCCAATCGCAGAGGTGCCAGCGCCACCAGCTTGGATCGTGGTCGCACCAGCAGAAGTTATGGTCCCGCTTAAATTGCCCGCGACACCGCCCGCCGTCGAAGTCACTGAACCATAGGAAGGAAGGCTAGAAACAACACCACTGGTGACAGTGACACCAGCAGGAATAGCATCACCATAAGTAAAGGACTCTGAAAGACTGAATGCCGAACCTGACGTAGAAATTCCATAGACTCCAGAGCTTAAAGAAGCAGCAGCGGTGGCACTTGATGGGGCTGTCAGCCCACCCATGGTGGTGACATCGATATTATTCCCGACCACAGAATAGGAGCTACCTAAGCGAGTGGCTTGAGTGGCAGCAGCATCAACATTCAATTGAATGGAAGATGTCATGCGATGAACAATATCAGCCTGTGCTGCACCTTGGAGGGAACCAATTACCGCAGCAGAAGCTAAAAGAACTTTAGTTTTCATCTCTTATCTGTTACTTATACCCCAAGTTTACCATTGGGTAAAATTGACTTTGGGGATAATACTTAACGATGAAATTAGGACCTAACCCAAAGGAATTAACGGAATACCTAGGAAGCCTGGTGCCCGCTGCTGTTTTAACCTGGGCGCTCGCTGTCTTAACCGCTAGTTATGTAGGTATTGCCACCAAGATCGACGCTGCATTTATCTCCAGTCTTGTAACAAGTGTTCTTGCGGTATACGGAATTTCTAAAAAAGATACCGACAAGAAAGGAACTACAATGAAGAAAGTAGTTCCCACGGAGGGTAAAGGAAAGGATCCACAAACTGAACCTAAGTTCACCGCACCTGCAATCCCGTCACCGGAGAAACGCAATGAAGGACAAGACAAGGGATAAACAAATCCGAGTCAACGTCTGTTGGGAAACAGAAGATGAGCGTAAGTGCCACACCTTTGAAAAGGAAGAAGCCTATGCATTAAAAACCGCCATCGAAAATGACGGCGGTACGGTGTGGTGGTTCAGTCCTGTGGACCACTAAATCAAACCTTTGGGAACAGACCGTTCTTGATAAATTCCACGGCTTTGTCGTCGATTTCGTTATCCGTGCTCTCTGCGAGCTTGGTTAGCAGATCGACGATAAGCTTTTTGACCTGGGGTGAATTAAGGAAGGCGAAAAGAATGGGACGCAATAAAGTAATCATTTCGTTACCGGTATAGTCCCACTTATTCTACAAACCTAGATCGATAAAATATAAACGCTTTTTCGTCTTTTAGTATGCCCCAGTTTAAATCTTCATGTTTTTTAAACCATTTAGACCATACTCTGAACTGCTTATCTGCCTCTGCTGATTCACATTTAATAACGATTGAATCGCCATAAGGTATCTCCTGCATCCAGGAGCGCACCAAACGGATTGCGATTGCTTGGGTCCGGTTGCAATCCTTACCGGTCAAATTCATATTCAGACGTGACACGGATCTTTTCCGTGTTCTTTTGTTCATCCAATCGTTGATTTGACGATGGGACTTGCCGATTGCCATGCTGGCAAGCCACACGCACCCTCCCCGCATAAAAGTCCACGGGAGCAAGCGCACCTTCAATATCTGGTTCTGCGGTAAAAAAGTCGTCGAAATCTTTCTGGTTCGTCGTGTACTCCCAGTTTTTCTTTTCACGCATTAGACGTCATACATTTTGCACATCTGAGCGGAAGGATTCTGCTCACAGAAGCAGTCTAAACAAGTTCCTTCACCACGATGTGTAGGGCAGTACTTTTTCTTTGGGAAAAGTTTATTAAATATTGCCAGTAACTTTTTCATGGTCGTGTAGCGAGAGGGACGAGAACCTGAGGGAATGGATTGTCGGGCGTGTGTTCACGATCCCAAGCTGTTTGCCACTCCGTCAGTGAGTGTTCGTGGTCTTCTGCACCAGTAAATCCTGGGGCAGTATCGCATTCGATCGAGCTGTCTTCATCCGTATCTTCAAACAAAAGACGTGAGAAATCTTCCGTCAGAAGAAGTGGAATTGGATCCGCAATTTCAATTACGATACCAACAGCATAATCTATTAATTCATTCCTTGTATTTGAAATGCATAACATATAGTCGCCAGCTTCCAACGCAAAGTAGCGTTCGTCACCACGATCAATACGTGCAGCGTTGAAATTGTTATAGAAGTTAGACGGTGCACCCATTACGTGCCCGACGTAAGGGTAAACAACATCACCGTCACTGTTACGGGAAGGAACACTGTCCGCTTGGAAGATGTTCCTAGCCTGGATCGGGTTGCGGTTGAGATCGTACGCAGAAATATTGATGTGCTTAGCCCTATTTCCACCTTTGGCGGTAATAATCCAGCCCGGTGTGGTTAAGGTGAGCTTGAACCAATGGTTAAAAGTATTACCGCCATAGCCGCCATTTACCACCTGGTTGGTAGGACCAAGCTTTCCTCGCAGATAACGAACCGAGGTCTGGGAAAAGGAACCAATTGGAAACGGATCGTGAGCCGACCGTTGTCTTTGGGTCAATTGGTTACGCGCCATTATTTCTAATTATTTGTCTATCCTTCATCATAATCTGGGGCATCTTTAACACATAAGGGATGTGCGATGGTGGGTTTGTATTGATTCTCTACAACTTCTTGTTCACGTCCCAGGAGCCTGGCGCGGCTCATCAACATCAGTTTCTCTGCTTCGTATTTCGTGCAGAACGGATGGATGCGTTGAGGTGGCATACCTGTGTTCCAGGTTGACACCATATGTAGTGGGTTTCCGCACCATGGATTGCCGCAGACCCTGGTGACGAACATTGCACCAACATCACCCCAGGCTGCTTGGTAAATCGCCTTGTGTACGTTCACCCGTTCGGATTTTTGTTTGCTGTAGACCGCCCGATAAGACGGCATGCATATCCGTTGGGGTGCTTTTGCCCCTGGTAAATCGATATCCCAGCACTCATCTGGGTCAGATACCCTAATCCGCCTCCAAAGTTTTTCATATTTCACCTTGTACTCAGGATCCATGTAGTTGACGTCCATCCCGCAGATATTGGAGCGGATCTTGAGAACGCAGTGATAGCACCAATGGTTCACCATGTCACGGATGGTGTGTCCATGGGGGCAGACAAAACCCCTGTAGTAACCAAAGGTGCGGAGTTCGCGCTCGCTGAGGAGATGAATGTCGCGGACGTAACGGAACGCTGCTTCGTTAGTGAGGTTTGCCATGTCAGCCCCAGGGGTCTAGGTAGTGTCGTTGTGGACGCATCTTGTACCTGATCAGCAGGTCAAGGCGGTTGTCTTTTTCGGTATTGAAGCGGTCGTGGATGACTGCGTGGTTGTCTGGGCACTCTCCAGTGCGGAGGTAATAGACGATCCTATGGGCGTAATAAAGCTCGTTGTCAATGGAAACCCTGTAGTAGCCAGTGGATTTTTCTCGTCTTGTGACGAATTTGTCTTTTTGTACCCACTTCAGGCCACTTGGGTGCTCGTCAGTAAGTTCCAAAAGTTCCTCGATGACCCAGAGCGGGGGCATCTCCCGGTAGACGCGTGACACAGAAAACCGGAATGAAAGAGAATTTTTCTATACCTAATATAAATGACACTTTAAGGAAAGTGTCATGGTTCATTCCGGTTTTTGGCAAGACTCATGAGAAACGGAATAAACAAGGACACTTTGCCCAAAGTGTCATCCGCTTTATCTATAAAAGAAAATACGTTCATTCCGGGTTTTTGTGCACCGCACAGCTCTCTGTTGGGACACAGCCTGAGACTATGAACACAAAAAAAGACCTCCTGCCGGGGAACAGGAGGCCACTATCTTCGCTCGCGGGCTCAGCTTACTTCAGCCAGCTCCTTTTTCGTGCGTTTCGTCTTTTTCTTTCGGCGTTTCGATACCGTCTCCAGTTCCACGCCGTGATCGACTTCCTGTAGAACATCCTCAAAGATCCCACCAAATTGCGACGCGACTGTCTCCCACGCAAATTGCGAATCCGTAGCTCTCTGATAACAGAGTTCCGCCACTGCGTCGCTCTTATCCCGGTTTTCATAAAGCTCCGTAAGGAGTTCAGCCAGGTGGTCCGCCGACGGGCACGGCATTTCTCGGGCATAGTTCGTGTCTACATCAACGTGGTCACAGCGGATCAGCTTGCCGTAACCCTCAAAGATTTCCTTGCAGGAGGTGTGGTCAGGAACGATTTGGGGCACTCGGCATGCCGCATGTTCAAAGTTGACCAGACCCCAGCCTTCACCCTTGCAGGTGTTGACCCCAACGTCGCAAGCGTTGTAGATCAGGTTCAGCATCTCCACCGAAACATTAGGCGGATGATCACCTTCTGCAGTGCGGATGATCCGACCGTTGGGATCGAGACCCTGCTTCTTCATCTCCCGTGCAAAGACCGGCATGATGTCCCAGCCTTGGTCCTTGCCGCCCATGTGTAAGTACAGCTGAGCTTCGGGCTTGTCCTTGGCAAACTTGGCAAACGCCTCGATGGTGATGTCGATCCGCTTGCGGAACTGATTGCGATTGCCGTTGAAGACGATGAAGATGTCCGGATCGAGGCCGAGCTTCTTCCGCGCTTCTTTCTTGTCGATCGGATAGAACTGATCGGGCGTCATGCCGTGAGGAATCACAGCAACGGGCTTGGTGATACCACCCGCGATGAACTGGTGTGCGCCGAACTCGGTGTAGGAGATGACGGCATCCCAGTTGTTGGCGGTATCTGCCAGGCACCCGGTCCAGTTGTAGGAGTCCATGGGGGCGTAACCCACGAACTTGAATTTCTTCTGGGCGTGTAGATCAGCAATCTGTTGGTACTGCTGGTTGATGATCCACATGTCGTTGATGGTGAAGACGATGTCTGGCTTCACACGCTCAACGATTTCACGGATGCGCTGCACACCAAACGGCTCGGTCTGATACCGGTTGGAGGAGGGGAACATCTCGTACTTTTCTTGGAGGGGCGTTGGATCACCCCACCAGTTGTGGCCGAGGACGGAGACTTCGAAGTTATCGCCTAAATGCTTCAGTACATTTTCAGTGACGCGTGCGAAGCCGGTCATGGCAACGATATCGCCGCACCAAAGAAGCTTTGGTTTCTTACTCATTTAATGCAATATTCTCTGTCCAACTATACACAAACTGGCGGAGTTATCGATCGGACGATCTCTTTTTCCTCGATAGTTTCAGCGTTCAGCCTCTTTTTTAAATGTGTTGCGGCTGCATGCGTATCGGTTTCCTCCCCACAGGTATAGAGATCGATCGCGCAATAACCGATCTCAGGCCAGGTGTGGATTGAGGCGTGGGATTCCGCCAGCAATGCAAGGAGTGTGACCCCCTGGGGCTCGAATTTATGGCCGATGACCCGCAGCACGTTTGCCTTGGCAGTCATCAAAGCCATGACTAAGGCCTCTTCCAGCTGATCCCGGTCGTTGAGGATGTCTTCATCGCAGCCGTACAAGTCCAGGATCAGATGGCGACCGTTGCTCATTCGTCTTCTCCGTCCTTGGGACGATCAGTTTTGTCGATGATGTCCCCGTAATGTACGCGCCATTCATCTTTGTTTAAACCAACTTCCACAATGGAGGGGAACTTGGCGTATTTCTGATCGGAGGAACGGCAGGCGACGTTGACGACCCGCATCCCGCGACGGTTCTTGAATTTGTAGACGTTGAGCTGGAGCTGGTGAACGCAGATGTCCATCAGCAGGGACTCAAAGCGGCTGCGGCCCAGGATGTTGCTGTTGGAAGCACGGGCAAATTCGCAGTAACTGGCGTAGAGCCAGGTGTCCCAGTTGACGTAGATGTTGGAGCTACCACTGGCGGAATGCTTAGCCAGACCAATGGGAGTGGAGATCCCTGGATCGAAGATGAGGCAGTGCTCCATCCAGTCCATGATTTGGTTGGACTTGAGGATCTGTTCGCGGTGGTGCTTGGCGAAGAAGTCCACCTTCTTGTTGGTTTCCATCAGGTATTCCCGCATCTCTGCCTCGGAGAGATCGAGTACCCAGTTCACCAAGCCTGGTAGGAGTTTCGAGAAATCACCGAAAGGGCGGCCTCGATCGTCCATGTCAATAAGGGTACGTTGCTCCGCAGAGCTGCCAGTGAAAGGCTTATCAAAAGGAATGGTGAGGCGACGACGAGCAAGACCAGAAGTTGGGTCAGTCGTTTGGATTGGTTCATTGGCGGTGATCATGACGAGGCCGTTGAACTTGAACGGCTTTTGGGACCCGGATTGGAATTTGCGCTCGTTACGGATGAGGTCACGTCCAGTCAGTGCTTTGAGCACAGAAACTGAACCGCCGTACCGTTCAACATCGTTGAAGAGCAGGAGCTTTTTCTTGTAGAGGTTGGCGGTTTCGAATCGGTTCTTCTCCAGATGCTCCAGGGAGGAGATCATGGCGTTGTCATCACCGACCAGTGCGTGAGCGAGGTTGGAGTAAGTGGATTTACCGGACTTACCAGGGCCAACAATCTCGACGAACTTCTGGACCTCAGAGTTACCCATAAGCACGGCACGTAACCATGCACGAAGGACCTGTACACGCCCCCAGCTGCCGTCCTGAGAGTGCTTAAGCCACTTGATGATGGGTTCACAGGTAGCGCCCGGATCGTAGTCGTAGGGGAGCTGCTGGGTCATATGCATCTCTTTATCGAACGGCAGTAATTCCTTGCTTTCGATATCAAGGATGCCGTTGGTGAAGAGAAGATATTCGTTGCCTTCGTACCAGTCTTCAAAGATGACGCTGAGGCGGAGCTGCTCCATCACGTCATTGATGAGGTTCATGCTGTAGCCGTTAGGCAACAGGTCCCCTTTGACGACCTCGAACTTCGCTTTGATCTCACTCTTAGTCTCGATGTCAGACAGCTGAGACCAGAGACCAGGCCCCTTGTGCTCGTAGAGGTAGAAGCAGCCTTGCATCTGGCTGTAGCGCAGATCGCCCTTCCACAGCTGGAGGACAACATCCGTGACCTGGTCAGAGGAGGGGTTGCGCTTTTTTTGATCTTTTCCCTTCTTTTCAGGTGCAGGTGCCGGGTTCCAACCCCCACGCCCGAGGGCTGGAAATGGCAGTTCTGAGGTTGTTACAGCTTTCTTCTTCGGTCTTGTGTCCTGTTTTTCTAGTTCTTCCAAGAGTTTTGCCGCATAGTCCAATGTTGCGTCGTCTACGCCGAGGGCTTTGTAGTCCTGCGACGGCTTCCATCCGTGTTCCTGGGCGACATGGATGAGGGAACCGATGCCCCGGCCACCTTCTTTACTGAAGGAGCGCCAACGACGAGCGCACTCCCCTTCCCGATACTTATCGGATTGCTGAGACCAGTTATCCCAGTGATCAAGCAGCGACTCATCGAGTGAGTGCAGCGACTGACCGACAGTGATCCAGATGTCGTAATCGTCGGCTGCCTCTGGGGGCAGTGCCCACATTGCTTCTGCTGCCAGCTTGATGTCCCGATCAAGGGAAATCTCAGCGTTGATGGCAAAGCCTGGGCCAACGATGCGCTGGACTTCCGTTGCGGGAATACCCTGCTTGACGTTCTTGTTCAGGATGGAGTTCAGCAGCCAGTCCGGCAGCTCAGGCAGGTTGTCAGCCCACTCGAAACCCTGGTGGTCAGCGGTGTAATAGCCTTCAGTCTCTGGGTGTAGCCCCATGACTACACCTTGATGGCGCTTCCAGAGGACTTCTAATTTTTCCTTGTTCTCTTCTGCGTGCCAGGTGTACTTGTTCCGTGCGAAGTGCTTGTGCTTTTCGCGGTCAACCCGATATAGTTTCTTCTCACGACCCTCCTTACCACTGAGGATGGTTAGGGTATCGGGCAGTGCTTCTGTAAAGGAGACACCAGAGATCTCTTCGATGAGGCGATAAACGCTCGGCCCATCGACATCAACCCAGACGAGACCATAGGGATGGTTGTAGACCGGACCACCAAGAACACCGACGGCTTTACAGTCGCCAGTGAGGGTTTCTTCCTCAATCTCCTTGATGCTGAACGGTTTGTTCTGCCAGCCTGGGACGTAAGGATCTTTGTTAGCGCCGAGTGGTGTTAGGGGCCAATCGATGGGTAAGTAATCGAGCCGGATTTCGCCGGGCCGAAGGGACTGCTGATTCTTATTCGCCATTATTTTTATTCGTTAACTTCCACTTTAAAGTGCTTACCCGCGAAGCGTTCGTTATTTAGCAGCAAAAACGCATGCAGATGCATTGAAGTGGGTAGTAGGAAACGGTCGCCATCACTGGCCGCTTCCATATAATTTTGGAGTGCAGAAATCCACTCACCCATGTGCACATGGATGTCCATGAGGGTCCCCGATTGAGCGTCTCTATATCCTACGGCGGTCAATCCCAGAGAATGTTATGGGTTTATTCAGATAAAAAAGTCTCATTAGACTCATTTATCACAGTAAAGTTTTGTAAAGCTTCCTTTTCTTTTGAGTAGGGTTCAGTAGTCCTAAACTCGACGTAATCGATCAGTGCAGGGAACAACCAATCTTGTACAGGTAGGCAGTACTCCCAATTAACAGGTTGAATACAGCCGAGGACAACAGTTGTCCAGAAAGCGTTAGCGTAATTCCAAACAGCATACCAGCCCATCAGATGAGATCAGGATCATACACGTTGCAGTTCTCGATCTGCTTGTAGTATTCCTCGACGATCTTATACCAATCTTCCCGCAGGATGTCCAAGAAGCGCCGGGAGATCTTGAAGATCTGGGTGCGAGCGGGCGTTGAAACCAGGATGGCTGCCTGCTGGACTTTCATGTCCAGGGTCTGCTCGATCGCGATGTCGTAAGCAGCAAGTTGCTTGCAGGTCTTCTTGAATTTCATGTGACCGCCTAGCAGATCACGCCATTCAGGCGACCCTTTCTCCAGGTCTTTTGGCCAGCGACGGCTGTAGGGTTTGACGCTTGTCTTTAAATCAGCGAGCGTCAGTTTGCCATTGGCAACAGCGATGATATCTGGAGCGCCTGCCCATGCCCGACCTTCTGAATCGCAACCCCAAACACGAGCGACTTCATCAGCGCCCATCGTGAAATCGAACTTGTCGAGGACGGGGGATTCAGCCCACAATACTTCTTCGAATTGGTCAAGGATGGGAGGCATGCCTGCCCAGAAATCCTTGTATTCATCAGCGATCTCAGGGTTTTTGTTCCCTTTTAGGTAGCACTCCATCCCGTAGTGGATAGCAGTGCCTCGTTCTGCAGCCTTCTCTTTTACGCCGGGGTTATTTTTAGACCACATCTCCAGCTTCCTTTTGTTCGCCTCGGAAGCTGTTTCACCAATAATAGTAGTTACGGAGGGTGCTGGCCCTGTAGGCAGCGGGGTGGTGTAGTGTCTTTTACCGTTTAGCGAGATGCGGGCTGCGGTCTTATTTAGACCCCGCATACGTTCTTGTTTATGTTCCTCTGAAATATCCCAGGGGTCGGACTTATCTATTTTGGTGCTCATTAGGTTTTGAAAACCTTTGTTAGATTATTGTAGAGGCAAACTAACACCAATGAAAGGTTTTTACCTTGCCATAGTTGCCATCCTAGGGGCGATGCTGGTTATTGCAGGAATTGACTTTTACGCATTGACGCAAGACAGCGAGTCCCTCTTCCACCGTTAGGGAGATAGCAGATGAAGTCAAAGCATTTCGTACGTTTCTACTTTGAGACTGACAATGATTGTCGTACAGGATGCTTCTCTGACAAACCAGTGCAAGACCTTGAAGTAGAAGACGCAGACGCTTATGAAGCGGAGTTGATTGCCCGAAATATTGACTATATTCGGATTGATATCTGACTTTAGTTTGTGACCAAGACGATTGCAGTTCTCACCATCTGGCGCGACAACGAGAAGATCTTAGACCGGGCTCTGTCTCAATATGAGACCATGGAAGATGAACTGATCCCCAAGGGATTCCGGTTCACGTACGCATTCTTGGAGAATGATTCCAAGGATGAGACAGCAATGAGACTGTACAAGTGGGTGCGCGAGCGTCGCGGCTTCCTGGTCTCAGAGCAGATTGATGCCCCCAAGTGGGGAAGTGTTGCATTGACGGAGCGGACCCGTTGGCTTGCCCGCTACCGCAACGTCTGCCTGGCCGCCCTTGATTTCTGGAAGTATGACTATCTTCTTGTTGCTGATAGCGATGTCCACTTCAAGCCAGATCTTCTCGAAAAGATGGTCAAGCATATTGACCTCAACGAAGACGTGGGGATGATCACCCCGAATACTGTTCAGAACGTTACTGATCACGTCGGCGGAACTGATCGTCCGTCCTATTTCGACAGCTGGACTCTGATTGACCTGGCCAAGCAGCAGGGCATGACCTTCGCTGCGAATCCTTTCCTCCAGCCCCGTGACCGTGAGCTTTGGGACAGGGGAGAACCTGTGTCTGTGTACAGCGCGTTCGGTTCAATCGCCATGATTCGCGGCGAGATCCCCTTGAATTACGACGTTTATTGGAACGCTGACGTCGGTTGTGAGCACACCGGCCTGTGTGAGGACATCACCTCTGCCGGGTTCGAGATCATTGTGGACCCCAAGTTGCACGCTGAAATCATCCACGAGGAGCCGGTGATTCCCGACCCCTACGTGGTGAAGATGCATCAGGATCGTTTAAAGGCGGCTGAGTTCTCCACTCTGCTCGACTAAGTCGTGGTCGATCATCTCCTGAACCATTTCTTCGAATGAGAAACGGGGGATCCACTGAAGTTCGGTTGCGGATTTCTTTGGGTCTCCAAGGAGAGTCTCGACTTCCGCAGGACGGTAGAACTGAGGGTTGATCTGGATGATCGTCCGTCCTAACGTCCGGCTGAATCCAACCTCACCTTCTTTTTCGCCTTGCCATTCCAGGTTCAGATTCAAGCGATCTGCAGCAATCTCGCAGAATTCACGAACGCTGTGCTGTTGGCCAGTGGCGATAACG